TCAGTTAAGTCAGAGGTCATATTCATCGCTTTTGACCGCCCTGAGCACGTTAAGAAGGCTAGGGGTATCCAGTGTACATGGGTATGGCTAAACGAGACGAAAGAGCATTCTAAGGCCGTTCTCGACATGCTGGATTTACGTCATGGTCGTTTCCCTTCTAACAAGGAAGGTATCAAGCCTACGCATCATGGTGTGCTGGGTGACAGTAACGCACCTGATGAAGACCATTGGTACTATAAGCTGGCAGAAATTGAGCGTCCTGAGGGCTGGGCTTTCCATAGGCAAGAGGGTGGCGTGTATAAGGATGGTGAGGTATGGAAGGTAAACCCTAAAGCGGAGAACCTGGCTAACCTGCCTGATAACTATTACAAACGTGGACTTACAGGTAAAACAAATGATTGGATTAAAGTTAATCTTGCTAATGAGTACGGCTTTGTCTCTAACGGTAAGCCGGTTCACCCAATGTACACAGACAGTGTTCACGCATCCCATATGGACTTCACTCCTAGCAAGGACACTCCTATCGTTCTGGGCTTTGACTTTGGTCGTACACCTGCTTGTGCCTTTTTGCAGCGTACTGCTATCGGGAGATGGGTGTGCTTTGATGAGATGGTTCTCACTGACTCTGGTGCAGTAGACTTTGCTCCTACCCTAAAACGTTATATTGAAGACACTTACCCTGATCACAGCTTTAAGGGCTGGGGTGATCCGTCTGGTGACAACAAGAACCAAGCTAACAGTGATACACCGTTTAAGATCATGCGAGCTGCTGGCATTCCCTGTCAACCAACAGACTCTAACGATCCCCTCAAGCGTAGAGCCGCTTTAGAAGTACCCATGAAAGAGATGTGTATGGATGGTAAGCCTCGCTTTATTGTCTTGCCCAAGGCTTCTATGATACGCAAAGGGTTGCAAGGTGGCTTCTGTTATCGTCGTGTACAAACGAGTGGCGAACGCTACAGTGATCAGCCAGATAAGAATGAATACTCTCACCCAGTAGAAGCACTTGAGTATGCCCTACAAGGTGAAGGTGAAGGTCGCTCTGCTCTCCGTCGAGATCAGGGTTTTGCAAAACCACATACAGCAAAGGTGAACTTTAGTGTCTTCTAGTCGTCAAAGCGATATATTCGTTGTATTCAAGCAAGAAAACGGTCACTGGCTGTCACGATTTCTGCACCCCACAATCCAACACTGCTTAGTAATTAAGCCCTCCCTTGGCAAATACATTGTCTATGAAAAAACCAAAGGTAAGTTACGGGTATATAATGTAGAGAGCATAAATGATATAATTGGGCCAACAGATATAACTGTGGGTTATATGCAAAAGGAAGCCAGTAATTCGTTGTTTATGCTCAACACTTGCGTTGGTCATACCAAAAAGATGCTAGGCATTGATAAGCCTTTTGTATGGACTCCATATCAACTATTTAAGCTAATACAGCACAAGAGGCGATAACATGGGATTTACAGCAGGAGGCGGTGAAGTAGAAAAAACCGCAGAACAAAAAGCTATAGAACGAAGACAGCGTATGGCTTTAGATAAAGAAACAGCCCAAAGCGAACGCAGGTTAAAAGCTGTTGCTCGCGGTAAACTAGGCAAAGCCTCTTTGCTTGGAACTCCCGAAGAAGAAGATGCTTTTGCTGGACGCAAGCCTAAAACTATTTTTGATGTAGCTGGTGGAGATGATAAGCCACTAGAGGCATATCGAGGCAAAGGTGAGGCAATTACCGAAGGATATGGCATAACCAAAACAGGAGAGTTTGCTAAAAGAGCTGAACCAGGCCCAGGCAGTAGAGGCAAAGCAGCCGCATCTCAAGCAGATCGCAAAAAATTCGGCCCTAGTTCTGGTGGGATGAGTGGCACTAGCGACCGCGGCAGCAGAGGCAGAAACAAGAAAGGTAAAAAAGTATAATGAAATTACCTAAAGAGCTTGGTTCACTGACGGACTTAAAACGACGAGAAGCTAAAGCCTTTGAGCATATGGCTATGTGGCATGATGTTTTAGATGATGCCTATGAATACTTCCTGCCTAACCGTAACCTGTTTGACAGCTATCAGCCTGGCGCTAAGAAGATGGATCGTATCTTTGACTCCACTGCACTAGAAGCTATACAGCAGGGTGCTAGTAAGTTACAGGAAAACATCGCTCCTATCTGGTCACGTTGGGCTACCTTTGCTCCTTCTGATCGTGTACTCAAGATGCTAGAAGAAGGTAACTATGATGTAACCGAAGAAGAGATTCGTGCCAACCTAGAAGATCAGGCCACCATTATCTTTGATTACATTAACCGATCTAACTTTGCTACGCAGTTCTTTGAGCACGCCCTTGACCTACTTATTGGTACTGGCACTCTGCGTATTGATGAGACAGACGAAGACGATCTACCTATTGTTTTCCATGCTATCCCGCAGAAGGGTATTGCTTTTGAAGAAGGCCCGAACGGTAATGTAGAAACACATTGGCGTAAGTTTCAGGTCAAGGCTCGCAACCTAGAGCGTCAGTGGCGTGGATTTAAACCTTCAGATAAGATGAAGGACGTCATTAAAAAAAGCCCAGATGCTGATGTTGAAATAAGTGAAGGTGTAGTTTATATGCCTAAGTCTAAGACCTACTACGGCTGTGTATGGGTTAAAGGTGAAGACCATATTAGCTGGATGGAAGACTTTGGTAAGTCTAGCCCTTGGGTGACAGGTCGTTATTCTAAGGTAGCTGGCGAGATACGAGGTCGTGGCCCAGCACTACAGGCACTCCCTGATGTACGTTCACTGAACAAGGCTAAAGAGTTTGTACTCCAGAAGGCCGCTATTGACCTAGCAGGTATGTACACTGCTACCGATGATGGCGTAACCAACCCCTACAATTTGAGTATAAGTCCAGGTATTGTTATTCCTGTAGGTTCTAACAACAGCTCTAACCCATCCATTCAACGCCTAGATACAGGTTCTAACTTACAACTTGCACAGTTCCAGATCAATGATATGCAGATGGCAATCAAGAAAGCCCTATTCAACGATCTTCGTGATCCTACTGGTGCTGTTAGATCCGCCACTGAGGTTGCCATCGAGTCGCGTGAACTGGCTAAACGTATCGGCTCTGCTTTCGGCAGATTACAGACCGAAGTATTGATCCCTATTATTAAGCGCGTAGCTGCCATACTGACACGAAGAGGTGTTATCACCCCTATTGAGTTAGACGGACGTGACATCGACATTAAGTTTATGTCTCCGTTAGCTAAAGCTCAAGACGGTGAAGACATCCTTAGTGTTCAACAGGCTGTTGCATTTGTTATGCAGACTGCTGGCCCAGATCAAGTTGGTATTGGTTTTAAAGTTGAGGACTTTGCTGGCTGGGTTGGTGGCAAGACTGGCATGCCTGCTGAACTTATTAGAAGTGATATTGAGAAGAAACAAATCATGGAAGCTGGAGTTGCAGCACAACAACAAGGTATGGAAGGTTCTGAACCTCCACCACCACAAGGACAAACTGCTTTATGAGTTGGGAAAATTTAAACGGTCATCATGGCTTTAATCATGAAACTGCTAAGAAAGCTAACAATGCGGCCAGGGAAAAGGCTGCTGAGTTGGCACAGGCTTACAATCATTGCTTTGCTACCCCAGAAGGCAAAAGAGTTTTGGAGGATTTAACACAGCGTTTTATCTTCCAGAACAATACCCCATTTGGTTCTGAGAATGCCAACTATGAATCCGCATATCACAATGGTGAAAGCGGTGTAGTTAAGTTCTTGATTAACCAGATACAACAAGCTGAATTACTTTAATCAAAAAAGGTAACACCAATGTTAGATGAAAATCAGGCCGCACCTGAAACAACAACAAGCGACACCCTGCTGGATGCAAGTGCTCCAACTCTTAATGAGGGCGAGTATTTCCTATCCGATGGTATCAAGGGATCAGGCGACACCCCCGATTGGTACAAAGGCGACAAGTATAAGTCTGTTGCCGAGCAAGCTAAAGCCTACACCGAGTTAGAAAAGAAGTTTGGTGGATTTACTGGCGCACCTAAAGATGGCTATTCAGGCCCAGAAGGCATTGAGGGTGATGATGCCCTATTGCAAGAGCTTACTGAGTTTGCAACAAAAACCAACATGAGCCAAGAAGCATTTGGTGACGCATGGGAATTGTTGTCTGCACAAGGTCAAGCTGTAGAGCAAGTAACTCAAGAGCAAGAGATTGCATCCCTGGGTGACAATGCTCAAGAGCGCATTAAGAATGTCGAAGGCTATTTGAAGAACAACTTGGATGCTGAGGTGTACGAGGAAGTACGCAACCTAGTAACTGATGCCAGATCAATACAATTGGTTGAGCATTTAGTTCGTGCTACTGCTCCTGCTAGA